AATAGCGGTGTTGTAAAATTTAGCACAGTTGGCGGCACTCTAGGTGCAATAGGTGAGGTTCGATCTTTCAGCATTGAAGAGTCAGCAGATACTGTTGAAACGACAGCTATGGGTGACGATTTTAGAACGTATCTTAAAACATTCACTACAGGAACAGTTAGTGTTGATGCTTTGTTTGATAACGATACGGCGGCAAGCGGACAAGATGACTTTGATGTAGGTGTATCTTTGGTGTTTGATATTTACCCTACAGGCGAAACATTGGGTGAGTCTTATTCTGGCACTGGCATTGTAACAAGCAAAAGCATTACGGCTAGTTATGACGGATTAGTTGAGGCAAGCTATCAACTACAGATTACTACAGCAGTAGCAGTAGGCTAATACGGGGAGTATAAATCATGGGAATGGCTAAACAGTTAAGAGAACGCAGAACTATAAAGACAAGGGAAGTTACAGTGCCAGAGTGGGGTGACGATTCTGGAGCATTCAAGTTGTATTGCAAGCCTATTACTTGCTTCGATTTGAATCAGTTACAGAAGAAGCACCCTGACTTTCTTACTAACACTAGTATCAGTGCTATGGTCGATCTAATCATTATGAAGGCAATAGATGATTCAGGTACTAAGTTGTTTAATGGTATGGAAGATCGCGTTGAATTGATGTCAGAAGAAACAACTGTAATTAGCGAGATTGCTAATCAGATGTTTGCTGAGATCGAGTCTGAGGAAGATTTAGCAAAAAACTAAGAACCGATCACCATAGAATGAATTTGATTTCTCTGGCTGATCGGCTACACAAGACCATTGAAGAAGTGGAGCAAATTAGCATCACTGAGTTTAATGAGTGGATGGCATACTTCAAGTTACTAAAGGATTCTAATGGCGAACCAAAATCTTAATATCACGATTAAAGCCTTTGATAAAACTAAGGGCGCATTAGGCTCTGTTAGTAAAGCACTGGGTGGTGTTGCACGTTCTGTATTTAGTTTGAAAACTGCATTTGTAGGCGTAGCAGGCGCGGCAGGTATTGGGTTATTAGTTAAGAGTTCTTTAAATGCTACAGACTCATTAGGTAAGACTGCAAGGAAGATAGGTGTAACTACTGAGGCGCTTGCCTCTATGCGTTATGCCGCTAAGCTAACAGGCGTTGAAACTGCCACAATGGACATGGCTCTACAGCGTTTCACTCGAAGAGCCGCAGAAGCCGCTAAAGGAACAGGCGAAGCTAAAGGTGCGCTAAGAGAGTTAAAACTCGATGCCTCAGAACTAATCAAGTTGCCTCTTGAAGAGCAGATGCAAGAACTAGCCGGCGCGTTTGCAGAAGTTGAGACTGATGCAGACAAGGTTAGACTAGCCATGAAGCTGTTTGACTCTGAGGGTGTTGCATTAGTAAACACATTAGGTCTAGGCAAACAGGCTCTAATTGAAATGGCGGCTGAGGCTGATAGCTTAGGGATTGCCTTGTCAGGCGATGCTGTACAGGGCGTTGAAGATGCTAATGATGCGTTCACTCGTTTAGGTCAGTTGTTTAAAGGCGTTAGAGATCAAACTGTCGCGGCTTTAGCCCCTGCACTAGAAACCCTAGCAACCACACTAAAAGAAAAGGTCTTAACAGCTATCGAGGCTACAGATGGTGGCGTTGAACAGTTTGCTAAGAACTTAGCGGTCAAAATAATACAGGCTGTTGGTTCTGCGCTAACTGCTTTGCAATCGTTAGTTAATGGCGTTATCAGAACTTTGAATGACGTTAAAGGTGCGGCTGATGCATTCACAGGCTTTTTCAAACCCGATGAAGAAAAAAGCATAGGTCAGATAAAAGCGGCATTGCGCGGACTGAATGCAGAACAGAAAAAAAATAATGAATTAGCTGAAAAAGGCGGGTTAGACCCTAGAGCCGCACAGCGACAAAATGCACTTATAGAAGAGCAGAAAACTAAACTTCTTGACCTTGCTCTGGCTAAACAAGATGCAGGTGATATTGCTTTAATTCCAGAAGTAAATTTTGCAGATAAGATTAACGAAACCTTTGATAATATTATTGCAGGTATCAACGGTGTAGGAGAAGCTAAAAAGAATCAAGGCGAAGCACCACCTACAGTACCACCTGTAAAAGATACTAGGTCTGCTTTGCAAAAGAATTTTGATGCTCTAAAGCAAGCAGGTAAAAACGAGCTAGACTTTGAAAACAAGCGTAGTGATGAAAAGGCGAAAATTGTCACAAGCGGATTGCAAAAGAATCTAGCTATGGCAGGGCAAAACTCTAAGAAAATGTTTGCCCTATCTAAAGCGGCAGGTATAGCTGATGCGCTTGTAAGCACCTATCAGGGCGCGGCTAAATCTATGGGCGCGTACCCTTTCCCAATTAACGTGGCTATGGCGGCATCATCAGTAGCGGCAGGTATGGCTCAGGTATCAGCTATAAGATCACAATCGTTTGAGGGCGGTGGCTTCACTGGCAATGGTTCTAGGACAGGCGGTGTAGATGGCAAGGGTGGTTTTCCTGCTATACTACATCCTAATGAAACAGTTATAGATCACACTAAATCTGGTGGCGCGCAACCAACACAAAAAGAAGGTGATATAATTGTTAATCAAACAATCAATGTAACCACTGGCGTACAGCAAACAGTACGAGCAGAAATACAAAATCTAATGCCACAAATTGCAGAGAGTGCTAAACAAGCCGTATCTGATTCAGCCTTGCGCGGTGGCACATTTGCTAGATCAATAGGGAACTAATAATGTCAGTAGCTTTTCCAGTATTTATGCCTATAGGCGGTGACGGCAGAACGCTCATCCAGTCTTACAATCTTTCACTAGTTAGTAAGGTTGGTATATCTGAATCACCTTTTAGCTTTCAACAGCAGGTGCAAGATTATGGTGCAGACAGATGGGAAGGCACAATAACTACTAGACCTTTATATGGTGAAGATGCTAGAAATATGCGCGGTTTCCTAAACTCTATACAAGGCAGGAGAGGGACTTTTCAGTTTGCTATACCACAAAACCTTTCTAGTGATTATGAATTGAACTCTGCATTCAGCACACAAGACCATATACACATTAGACCTAAAACTGGCGTTACACCTGCTCATGATTTAACTAGAGGCACATACTTTAGTTTAGGTAGCTCAGGCAATAGAAGGCTATTTATGATGAGTGAGGACTATAGTGGAAGCACTGCAACTGAACACTCTATAGCACCGAGATCAAATTACATTAGCTATAGCACAGGTGAAGATTTAGTCACCATTAACCCTATAGGCACTTTCAGGCTAACATCAAATGAAACCTCATTTGGCGTTGATGTTACTGAGGGGCACAAAATAACTTTTGCTTTTCATAGTGTTTAATCATGGGTAGAAACTTAAACGGAACAGTTTATCAGGAAGTAGATAACGAGGTCGTAAGACCTGCGGTGTTCATTGATGCCATGTTCACCAACCCAATATACATTAACAGCACAGGAAGAAATATAAGCCACAATGGAAATAGCTATGTTGGCGCGGGTGCTATATTAGGTTTTGGTGGGGTTGAAGAAACAAGTGATCTAGGTGCTACAGGTATTACATTAACACTGGCTTTATCATCTGACGGTGGCGCGACTAACCTACTTACTAAGGCGGTTGCAGAGGACTATCAAAACAAAAGCATTAAAGTTTATTTAGGTATGTTAGACACAGATGGAAACATTGTAGGTAACTCAGGCAGTGAAAAACTTATTACTTTATTTGATGGCAGAATGGATATAATGTCTATCGAGGATTCAGGTGATGGCGCATACATCAAGCTGAATGCAGAAAGCAACTTAGTAAGACTGGGGCGCACACACAGCAGAAGATACACGCACCAAGACCAAAAGAACCTCTACAGTAGTGATCGTGGCTTTGACCTAGTTAACGAGATTCAAGAGCAACAATCTGTATGGGGTAGAAACGCTTAAGGGGGAGTTCATGGAGTTTGCAACAGAAAGGCTAGTGTTTGTTAAGAAAGAATTGCAAAGCCTGTTAGAATTACACTGGGAACTAATAGCGTTAAACAAAGACAAAATCAAACTCAACCCTAACTGGGCTGAATATGTCAGGTTAGATGAGGCAGGTATATTAAAGCTATACACTGCAAGGCAAGACGGTGATCTAGTAGGCTACTTCGCCGTAACAGTCAACACATCTCTGCACTATCAAGATCATAAGTTTGCTACTAATGATGTTATCTTTATACACCCTGACCACAGGAATGGTAGTGCAGGCTATAAACTGATAAAGTACGCAGAAGATCAATTATTTCAAATGGGCGTTTCCTTGATGATAATGAATACAAAGATACACCAGCCGTTTGATAAACTATTAGAACGCATGGGCTTTAAACAGATAGAGCGCATCTACAGCAAATATATAGGCAAATAATGGGTATTTCCTTAGTAGCGGGTTTAGCAACAGCCGTAGGCAAAGCGGTTATAACAAAAACTGCTTTTGCGTTTGGTGCTTTCGTTAAAGCGTCTGCGACATTTATGGCTCTAGGCGCGGTTGGTAAGGCGTTGCTCCCTAAAGGCGAAATCCCTACGCTTAATGCAGGGCAAGGCGGCACAACTATATCTGGCAAGAACTCTGTAGCTACGAGAAAATTAATCTACGGCAAGACTAGAGTGGGCGGCACTATTGTTTTTTCTGGTTCCTCTGGCGATGGCAACAGATACCTTTGGCAAGTTTACGCAATTGCCGACACAGCGCACAGAGAAAGCTCCGCACCTTTCAGTCCAATCTCTGCAATAGAAAGTCTTGAGAGCGTTTATTTTGGTGATGAATTAATCGCTACGCGCTCAGGTGGTTCATTCACCTATGAGGATGGATGGCAAAACTATGTTCAATTGTTTTTTTATGATGGCAGTCAGACTTTCAATTTAGCTACACTTTCATCTGATTTTAGTCAGTGGACAAGCGATCATAAGTTACAAGGTGTTGCTTATGTTGCGGCTCGATTTGATTACGATCAAGAAAGATATGCGAATGGCTTACCTAATTTATCGTTTGTTGTAAAAGGTCGAAAGGTTTACGATCCAAGACAAGATAGCACTTCAAGCGGTTATGATTCTAATGTAGGTCTCGCAACACACAGAGAAGATGAGCCTGAAACTTGGACATATTCTAACAACCCTGCACTTTGCCTTTTAGATTACATGAGAGATCCTTTATATGGTTTAGATGAGCCTTTAGAAACATTCAATATGGATGCTCTTTTAACGGCACGAGATACGTGTGCAGATCAGGTCAGTGTGTTAAGCACTACCCACGAAAGATACACTTGTGATGGTGTAATAGATTCAGGCAATAAACTTTCAACAAATATAGAAAATATCCTTACAAGCATGGTGGGTAAACTTTACTATTCATCTGGTGCTTTTTTTATGTATGCGGTAGCGGATTCAAAGACTAGTGAATCAACAACTATTACAGAGGACATGATGATTGGGGGCATAAGCCTAGCAACTAAGTCCTCAAGACGTAATCAGTACAACACAGTCAAAGGTCAGTTCAACGATGAAGACTCAAATTACATTGCAACTGACTATCCCACTAGAGACCTTTTAACTTATATAGCGGCTGATGGAGACGTTTTAGTTTTAGACGTAAATTTGCCGATGACGACCAACCACTTTAGAGCGCAAAGAATAGCTCATGTAACCCTTGCAAAGTCGAGACAGCAGGCAACTATAAACTTAAAGCTCAACCTAACAGGCATGAGATACAAGGTGGGAGATAATGTAAAAGTAAACTACAGCAAGTTTGGCTATGTAGAAAAGGTTTTTGAAATACAGCGTCTACAGATAATTCCTGACCCTGAGCTTGGTGTTTATGTTGATGTAACTGCTGTTGAAGATGACCCTAATGCAACTGTTTATGATACTAGCACTGCCATAGATATCCCTGCAACTACTGGCGTTAGTGTTTATGACGGAAAGGATGTTGACCCTATAACTAGCATTACTGCTAATTTTATGACTGTCACCGATACATCTTTACTTGAAAGCACGCCCAAATTACAAATAAAAATTGAAGATGCTCCTAGCCCATTTATAACGCATTATAAATTTTACATCTACCGTTTAGATGCATCAGACCCAACAGGTCACAATGAGTATTTGCATGATGCCCAATCTTTCACACTTGGCAGGGAAGTTGCGTTAAATGGTACGCATTTGATAGACATAGTAGATAGGCGAACAGGTTTATTTAAAATTACTTGTCAGGCTGTTAATATAAACGGGATTCTTTCAAGTATAAAATACCACGAATTTACAGTAACTACGCAGGATTTAGATGTCATTATTGCTCCGCGTGATCCCGTTGTGATTATACAGCAGACAGCCGCATTGACCGAGCCTACAAACACCCAATTAGAACAAGCTAACAATGGATTGCTACCAAAAAGCGGTGATGTAATACTATATCAGCAAGTGCAGGGTGGTGTTGTTTTAGACTCTATAACTTATGAATTTTCGCAAGATTTGTCTTCCACGCATATTTTTTACAATGCAGTAGTAAGCACTTCTTTAAAAAATCCAAATTCATCAAGAATGTTTATGGATGTTCTTATTACATCTGATGCTTCATTTGGAACGCCATCAACAAGGACTTATTCAGCCGTTCTCGTTGCTCAGGAAAAATCTGGGACAGAAAACTACGCCACAATGGGAACAACCACTTTCTATACAACACAATCAGAATTACAATCTTTAGATGGCACAGGAACTATATTTGAGGGTGAAAATGTATACAGTGATGGTGGGTTTGACGTTCATGCGGGTTTAATGAATGATAATCCAGAAAAGGTGAGAATTGTTGCGCGGTTCGAAATAGACTCTCAATATTTAGGTAGTAATACTTTTACCTTTATGGATAGATATAAGATTGTTTGCAGTGACGGAACAAGCACAATAGAAAGCCCCTCAATTTACACAAATTTTTTCAGGCTATAATAATGGCACTTACGCGAAGACCAAAATATATAACTGGTGATCTTATCGTTGATGGCACTATTGAGGCAGATCAAGTTAAGACTGACTCTTTGACAGCCAACAAGTTTAAAGGTGCTACAGAAGAACAATACTTTAACTTTTTTAAAAACCAATCTGTTGCTTTTAACACTTATGTAACGCTTCACGAATTTGACTTTCCTAAAACTGAATTAGAATTACATAAATCTAGAAGCCTTGAGGTTAGCTTTGATGGCTATATCCTGACTGGCACTAGTTCTACTGTTGGAAGTACAGCTTATTTATACATTGAAGTCAAAGTTCCGAATGAGATAACCTTTAGGGGTGTAGGAAATGCAACACACGAAAGCTACCCACAATCTGGTTGGCAAAGAGTCTATATTGAAGGCAACAGAGTTAACAGATTTGGCTTAGGTCAGGTTGGTCGCATTGGTACGTATAGAGACTATAGAAATTTAAAATTCATACAAAATTATCCAACGACTACAAACGTAATATCTAACTCGTTTTTCAGTAGCACTGCAAACTGGACAGTTGTTAGTGGAACATTCACTAGCGAATTTAATCAATACGGAAGATTACAGCAGGATGCTACAACAGATAAAGCGTACATTTATCAGCAAGTGAATACAGTTGCAGGTAAGACTTATCAGTTTGACAAAACTATGTACCAACAATCGACAGCGTCTGGAAGATTCCATTTATCGACAAGCAGTGACATTGCAGATTCTTTTTTTTACACTGACATAAATTCATTAGGTGGCACGACTACTGATTATGTTGAAATAGATTACGATTCTGTATACGTTATAATTGAAAATAGAAGCACTGTACAGAACCAATATATAGCAGTTGATGATGTTTATCTCTATGAAACAGAGCCGAGAACTTATGTTGATGTTTCAACAGCAGGGGGTCAGGCAATTTTCAACACAGAACCTTTGTATTTTCATCCTTACGGAAGCGCAGGCGCATATACATGGAAAATAGTTAAGACAACCATAATGAGTGTTAGGACAAATCCATATTCTAACTACTTCTCAATGAAGGCAGATGCTTATCTAGGCACTGATGATACCTTTTTACAATGCCGAGTAAGGGCTAGACATTTTTTCAGTGGAGACACGTTAAACATAACTAGCGGCACAGTGCTAATGAAAAGCAGAATGACAGGGGAGCAAAACCAATGATTGTGGTAGGATATGAAAGAAAATTAGAAGTCGAGCCGTATTTTGAATACGTTGAAGATAGCAGGCACGATAACAATGAAGAAGCAGAGACGGCAATGCTTGCTTTGCGTACAGCACAGGCTGACAACGAAGATATACTTTTGTTTTTTTACGGAGTCGCAACAAGCGACACTGAATATCAAGTAAACTTAATAATGGATGTTGATACACCATTACCACCAAGCGCACCAGAGGTTTAAAATGACAGCAGGAAAATATGACTTAACGATTGAGCAGGGTTCAGATTTTAGCCTGACTCTAACAGTTAAAGAGGGCGGTATAGTTAAAAACCTTGCAGGCTTTACTGCTCGCGGCTCTATGCGTAAAACATACGATGCAACAACAGCGCATGACTTCACATTCACATCTGATTATGATGCTACTGGAATTATCATTATGAAGATGGCGCACACAGCTACAGACGATCTTGATGCAGGCTTTTATGTTTATGATGTTGAGCTAGTGCACAGTGGCAATGGTACTGTTCAGCGTTTGATTGAAGGCAAAGCAGAAGTAACTAGAGAAGTTACTCGTGGGTAATGATGTTACCGTCACAGAGGCAATCACTACAGTAAGCTCTAGCGGAGTTAATACTGATGTTTCTATATCTTCTGATTCTACAACAGTACAGGTTGCAGGCGCGAAACAAATCATTCTGAACCAACAAGCTACAGAAGTCACAGTCGGCTATACAACAACGACTGTTGAGATCAATGAAAACGCAACACAGCTATCAGTTGTCTCACCCCATTACAGCGCAGAGATACCATTCTCAACAGATATAAGTGTTCCCTCGACAAGTTTTTTCAAATCCTCAGTAAATCTTTCTGGAGAAGATCATGGTTTTGTAATAGGCATGAGCTTCATATCTGATGATTTTGTTAATGTTAAATTTGCGCCACAAAATACAGATGATAATATTTTTATAGGACAAAATGCTAGTGATTATGGTAGTGGCGACGTAAATCTAACATCAGGAAGATATGGAAAAATTGATCTTAGAAATATAACCACAAGCTTTAAAGTCGGTGCTTTTATTCAAGATACATTAACAACACCAACTCCGACTGCGGGCGTGCAATTACGTTCATACCAAACAAAAGATAACAAAGGTCTTTTGAATATTACTAACCTGTCTGGTGTAAGCCAAACATCAGCAAAAGGTTATGGTGTATTGCAGTCTTTCAATATACAAACAAGCCCCTTTGGTGGCGCTAGTGGCAGGCAATTTGCCAGAATAGGCGCAACAAACGCAGGCGCAAATTCAAATAATAGTAAGCCATTTTTTGCAGACACTTTAGGATTTGGGATAAAACTTTCATACAATGAATCAACTTCTCTTAGCGGTTTACATCCTTGTAATGAGCTTGGTTATGGGCGTGATAATCGTCACAGCTTAGGCACAGCAGGAAACAAGTGGCATACTGTTTATGCAGGAACAGGCACAATTAATACGTCAGACATAACGCTAAAGCGAGATATTGAAGATTTAACAGATGCAGAGATAAGAGTAGCGGTAGCTTGCAAATCTTTAATTAAAAAGTACAAATGGCGTGACAGCGTAGAGCAAAAAGGCAGTGATGCGCGTATTCATATAGGCATCATGGCGCAAGACTTGCAGCAAGCATTCATTAGCGAGGGGCTAGACCCTAATAAGTATGGCATGTTTTGTCAGGACTTTTGGTGGGAAGCCGATGTAACCTATCCTGCACAAGAAGAAGAGCGCAATGAAGACGGTGAAATTGTTATAGAGGCTTGCGAAGAAACTACCGTACCTGAAACTTTTTATTCCGAAAGCGATGCGCCAAGCAATGCACAGCGCATTTCAAGGCTTGGTGTTCGTTACGATCAGCTATTAGCTTTTATTATCTCAGTAATATAAAATACAAGAAATTTAGCAAGGAAATATAATGACAGCCGCAAGTCACAATATAACAATAGATCAAGGCTCTGATTTTGAATTATCAATCCAAATCTATGAGGATGATGCTGTCAAAAATCTTGACGGTTACGATGCAAGAGCGCAACTCAGAAACAAGGTTGGCTCACCTTATAAGGTTGACTTTGTTACTACTGGTAGTTCTTTTGATTCTACAGGTACAGTCAAGATCACCTTAACTAATGCAGTCACTAAATTAATTGGCGCGGGTGATTATGTTTATGACATTGAGATATTTGAAAGCGGTGATTCTACTGTAACCAGAATTTTACAGGGCAAAGCTACAGTAACAGGTGAGGTAACTAGATAATGGCTATAACTAAATTAGTAATCTCAGGAGCAGACAGCAAAACTATTAGCCTTGCACACAAAGCCCAAGCAACAAGCGTAGTTCCTGATGACAACATCACCGCAACTAATGTTCAAGATGCTTTAGAGCAACTAGACGACATTAAGGCACAGGCTACTAATGGCACTCTAACTAATCCTACAATATCTGGGTCTGCATCTTTTGGTGATAACGCTAAAGCTAAGTTTGGTGCAGGGAATGACCTACAGATTTATCATGATGGTTCTAATAGTTACATTCGTGACGACGGAACAGGCGAGTTACGTCTTAATAGTGATAATGCAGTACGCATACGTAAACATGACAATGAAACTTTAGCATTATTTAGCGTAGATGGTTCTGCAACACTTTACCACAATAACTTACCTATGATAGCCACAACATCCACAGGCATAGACGTTACTGGAAATGTAGACCTGCCTGACAACGGTAAGCTATTGCTGGGTGCTGGTGATGACCTACAGATTTATCATGATGGTAGCAATAGTTATGTTAAGGATGCAGGCACTGGAACTTTAAACCTACAAGGTTCAACTCAGGTTTTAATTGCAGGAGCTAATGGTACTGTTGGAGTGCAGTTTGTTGAAGGAGCGGGGGTAAACCTTAGACACAACAACTCACCAAAACTAGCCACCACCTCCACAGGCATAGACGTTACTGGCACAGCCACGATGGATGGGCTTACTGT